TTTTTTGTTGTGTTGAAATTTATATTTCTATCTACCAGATACTTCCTTACTGCCCGACCCTCTTTAGTTCTTCCGTCCAAATTAGGATTGTTAAACAACTTTCTGGTTAATTGTATTAAATCGGGAGTAGACTCGTGATTATCTACAATAAACTGTTTTTGCTCATCACTTAAATTCATACAACATCTTCTTCGTCTAGAATTTTCTTTGCGGTTTCTTTAAATATCTTTTCAAAATTCTTAATTTGTTTATAGCCAGCCTTTCTCCCTTTTTCATTACTTTTGTAACCCAGCTTTAAGGCTACGTCCTCTGTATTTAAATTTTTAATGTATAACATATCATAAACCATAAATTGTTTTTCATTTAAATATTTTTTCATTAAAATATTCAATTTCTCCCTAGATCTTTCAATATCAAATCCAGTTGATGCGGTACATTTTTTAATTTGAGGGATATAATCCTCTATATTAACCGCCATATTAATATGATAGGCATTTTTTTTGCTCTTTTCCCACTTTGCATACAAAGGACAGGTAGAGTCTTGTTTTCCTGTTTTTGTCCACGTGCAATAATTCTCGTCAGAATAATGATCTATACCCCCTGACATATTAAACGGGCAACTAGTACAGGGTCTAACGAAATTGCTATAATGATTCCTTAGGATATTTTTAATCTGATTAGAAATAATTCTATTCAGCCATGGTTCCAGTGGCCTTTTTTGGTCCCACTGCTTCCATTTTTTATAAATATGAGTTCGAATTATTTGCTCTACATCTTCCCAACTAATCCATGAAATGGCATTAAGGTACCATTTGCCTCTTCGCTTTTTAATCTGAGAATCAATAATTTCATATCTCTCTTCAAATCTTATTTTCCTTGGTCTGCCTCGTTTACGTTTTTTCGGTTGGTCTTTCGACATTAGGCAGATCTTCATGGCCCTGGGCGGAGGATGGATCCCGTCCCACTACATCCATTAAATTAAAGGTTCTTGCGTCCATAGGCTCTACCTCGTACTGCAATCGACTAATACTTGGAACTCGCATCACATCGGTTTCATCTTCCTTTAGTGAAGTCTTCTTATTAGCTATAGACCCCTTGACTACTCTTTTGACGGCGTCCCCAAGGACTTTTCCGCAATCGGAACAAAATTTAGGCAAGGAGCCGACATACTCAACCCTGCTGCCACAATCCGTACAATATTTATATGCCATTATTTTAGTATGATTAATAATTTGTCTTTATTTAAATTTCCCTCAGACTCAAATTTAAAAGGTTTCTCCATTTCAGACTTAGATACATTTAATATATAGACGTTTGAATCTTTTATATTCAAATCTTGACAGAATTTTTCAATAAAATCATTTTGTTTCTGATTTTTGACTTTATCCTGCCTCTTTATAACTATATACGTTGTGAATAAAGTGGCGCAGGCACCAATAATGGCAGCAATGACCTCCATTACTTTTCAGTAAAAGGGTTAACCGGAGGAATTATCAATAAGGGAACAATCTCTTTTATAGGTTCTACCTTAATGAGAAATGGGAAGCTTTTTTCGTCGTCACTACCCTTACTTGTCTTTAATCCGCTATCTTCTACGGATATTTTTTCAATTTCTTTTAATGATGGCATGGGGACCGAGGGGTCAAGCGCCCACATGAGGTCATTCCCTTTTGCCCAATCCGCCATTCTCCTAATTGGAACCATTAAATTAAATCCTTCTCCTGCTCCCCTAACCAACATTCCTACATATCTGCCGTCGGTTAAGAAAACTCCACCCCCACTAGAACCCGGAAAAGCGGTTACTGTGGTTTGGTCAAATTCCACTTTTCCCAATGTTCTTCCAACTTGAGAGACAATACCAGTAGTCATGGAGTTTGCTCCCATTTGTCCAAGCAGAGATCCAACATGGAAAAGGTTTGTTCCGATTGGAACTATATCTTCATCTTTATCTAGGTAAAATTTTGAACTTGCTTTACCGTAGTTTTTAGCCCGAACCATTAATAGCGCCAAATCATGCCCGTGATCTGCGTTGCTGTACTTAATTATGGAGGCGTCCATTTTAATTTCACCTACCCGCCTTCCTGACTCAACAAGCTCTTTAACGATTTGAGCGTCTTTAAATTCTACTAATTTTCTAGAATTACCTTTCTCATCAACAATGTTTCTAACATTCCTTAAATTATCAACCACATGTGCAGCAGTCCAGACAAACGTCACATCCTCCCCACCTATCTTCCTGACAACCAAAACACCAGAACCTTCCGATTTTTGGTAATTATCCTCCGCTTTTATTGTAACGGAAATGTCCTGCAGGTGGTTAGCCACCGCTTTTCTCTTTTTTACGTCCTCCGCAGGTAATGCGGGGATAATCATTAATGCAGCCAGTAATATAAGTAGTTTCTTCATATATAGGTATTAGTCATTACACATAAAATATAAACAATTTATTTTTTAATCTAATATTTTAATTTCAGATATATGGTATACTACTTCTCTATCAAATAAAGTTAAATCCTTATCATCTAATACAACTACAACAAATTTTTTATTATGTTCGGGCCCACCAGTACCAATAAACTCGCTTATAACCTTTCCGGTTCTAACGCCCCTTGGGGTTATTACCTCTACCCTTTTGCCTACCCTTGTCTTTTTCATCTAGCTTTTTAATTATAAATTTTAATATTTCACTTCTTTTAATATCTTCGGTTTTAAACTCGAAGGAATGAATCCCCTGTTTAGCACTCTCTGCATCATTAAATATACTGCGGATTTGATTAAATCCCGACTTACCATTAATATCACTCTGCATCGGATCCCCACAAATAAATAATTTTGTGTTATTTCCTATTCTAGTAATTAAGGTAATTAATTCCTTTGCACTAAAATTTTGAGATTCATCAGCTATTACTATTTGATCAGTCCAATTTGCCCCTCTCAAGAAATTTATAGGCATTGCGGAGATAACCTTGGAATCTTTCAAAAAAGAAATGTCACTTGATGCGGCCAATTCAAACAGCTTATCATTCAAGGGCATCATGAATGGATCAAACTTCTCATCTATATCTCCCGGAAGCGCTCCCATACCCCTGTCTGCGCTTTCTATGATAGTTCTGACATAACTAAGCGAATAGCTGTTATCCATATTGAATAACTGTAGAGCCCCGTAAATAGCCATAAAGGTTTTACTTGTACCTGCTGGCCCACTAATAAAGATAATCTTGGTATTTCTATCAAATATTAGTTTTAATAATTCTTTTTGTTTTGCACTAAAGTTTATATTCTTTAGCTTTATCTTTGTTTTGCCGACAGAGCTTACGATATCTACTATATCTTTTTCATTATTAATGTCTGCCTTTTTCCGTCTAGCCATAGTAAATTTATTACTATATTATATTACAGCTAAAATCACATAATGTCGGATATTTTTTTAGTTTTTGTATAATATATAAGTCCCCAACGAATCGGATATTGAGAAAAGGTACCCCCCGCCTATCCGCTGACTTTACAATTGACTTAAAATTCAAAAAAACGGGGTGGGGTCTTTTCAAATTAATTGGGGCGGGTGCAACCTAGGCAACCACTGGCTTAATCCATCTTGCCCATTGGTTAACTTCAAGAAGTCGGGCGTTTGGGTAGTTGGTTCGCCATGAAGCAAGCACACTCTCGGCATGAAGCAAAGAAGTAAACTTGAAAGCGTGTTCTTGGCTTGCGAGTTGCCCGCACGCTTCGCCTACAAAATGAAAACCATCGTTTAAACTGATAATGTAATACATAACTTGTTGATGCCTAAGGGTTTACGCCCAGATTACATGGACAGGGTGACCATGTGCGGCATGGTCGAGCTTTTCCATTCGTGCGGTGTACTCGCGAATGACTCGCTTGATGTACTGCTTCGACTCGGAGTTGTGAAGCCCGATCTGGAAGCCGCGATTGAAAACTTGGAGCTTGTAAAGCCCCGACCTGGTTGTTGCTATAATGAATTGCATAATTTTTTCTGTTTTTTTTGGTTAAATTGTGTTTTAAGCTAATGCAACCGCAAGAAACTTCGAGCGGTTGAAGTTAGGATTGAACTCCTCGAAATCGTCAGCAAGGCTAATTGCTAGCTTTTCGATGCGGGCGAAATCGTCAGAAAGCCGCAGGGCTTCGTTGAGCCGTTCGGCTACTGCTTGGAAGTGTTGTCTAGTCATAATTTTTTTTCTGTTTTGTGGTTAAATTGTGTTTTTGGGATTAAAGCCTTGTTTGGCTTCTGCCCCAAGGCAAAGGGCGTTTGCCTTCGTCTATGTGCTTGCATAGACCGCCAAGGTAAGCAACGGCTTTTTCAAGCTCAAGCTTTTGCTCAAGCTCGGCAATCTGCCGATGGATTGACTGCCGCTCGGCAGGAGTGAGGTCGGAGTCCACAAGGACTTCCCGAAGGATGGAGATCTCTTTCTCAATTTTAATCATACCTTTATAATGACAGAAAATGCGAAAAGAGCGAGCTTTTTTTCATAAAGTAATCTTTTTGTTTGTAAAACACTGTTTAACAATGAGATACGAAACAACTTTTTTTTCACTTTTTTCGGAGACTTTTGTGAGTTTGGGCAAGTTCGACTTTTTTTGTGTCATAAGTGCTTGACCGGTAATGACTTACGCAGAAAATGAACTACTCAAAAACAGATTGGCATGGCATTTGTACAGGGCTTTTGTAAGTGCCTGACGGTCAACGACTTAGGTGGCCGGGCGGCCCTATAGCGTAAGTCGTTGGTAATCAATGGCTTAGAACACCCTTAAATAAAGCTTAGCATAGAAACGCTTTTTTAGGAATTCGTTAAATAAAGCTTAGCATAGGAAGCACTTTTTAGGAATTTGACTTTAAAAGCTTAGCATAGAAACGCTGTTTTTCTATCTCGTTCTATACCAACGAGTTACAAATGTCCGTGGCCGCCCGGCGTAAGTCGTTGATAATCAACTACTTACGAAGCGAATCCAGTCCATTAGTACGATGCTTACAATGTATAAGCTCACCGAATAGGCGAGAACCTTAACAGGCATTGCAAGAATTTCTAAGCGTTCGATAATGTGCATTGTGTTTCTTTGGTTAGCTTGTGTTTTTGTGGTGAGAAAATGTTTTTTACCATGGGGCTGAGTCTTGAGCTTGCCCGACAAGCAAATCCCCTGCTTGCCCTGTTTGAGTGTCTGCACAAGTATAGACTGCGACAATCTTGACACATTGACGCTTCCAAGTGTCGTTGCCATCAAGCCCACGATACCAACGCTTGACCGCATCGACTGGGGTCTTACCATACGCTTGCACCCTGAAGGCGTGGCTACTGGTGCGGTTCTGCATGTATAGCATGTAAGCGTTTCCGCTAGTGTACTGCTCCCATGTGCTGAGCCTCTTGTTCTTCTTACTCATGGCGTTGCTTGTGCTTACTCTTGCGATTGTACTTGGTCTTGACCTTGTGAGGCTGTGACTTCATCAAGGTAAAAGGGATTCTGACTTTTGGCTGTCTCATGCCTTCACCAATCGAAAGCGACGATTGCCTGTCGAGTTCGCCAAGCGAACCCGAATAAGCTTGTCAGCCTTTGCCTGTGGCATTGGCAGCGTTTCAGTTTGCCAAACTGCGTTGGCGTGAGATGCGATTGATTGTAGTATGTACATAATTCTAATTTTTAATGGGTTGCGGTTAACTGGTGAACATGTCACGCATGGCAGGACTTACAGCGTCCATGTCAACGAGGTTTTCGTCTGAGTCGAAATCGACTTCCTCGGACGGAGTCCATCCGTTGACTTCGTCCTCGATGTCCTCGGTGGAAGCGTGGACAACGCCCTCTAGTTCGATGTCGCCCTTTTCAGCTAGGGCAACGGCATGAGCCTTGCGGATGAGTTCAATTCTATCTTTGATTGTCATAACTACATAATGACAGAAATCTGATAAAAGACGAGCTTTTTCTTTCTAACTAAGTTTTTTGTTCATAAGTAGCTGTGTATCAGTAAGATAAAAATGCACTTTTTTTCATCTTTTTTCCACGAGTTGCGGAGAGTTTTTGAAGTTCGACTTTTTTTGGTGCATAAAGTGTTGAACAACAAAGGGTTAGAAAGTTTTTTTTTGTTTCAGTTTCTATAAGTAACTAGTAGTCAATGACTTAGGGAACCGGCCCTCTGGGTAGTGTGGTAGAGTATAAGTGGTTACATTCTCACCATGTGGTGCGTTTGTCACCATGTGGTGCACTGCGGTGCAGGGTGTTGCGTAAGTGCCTGATAGTCAACGACTTAGGCCGGCGGGCCGCCCTGATTCGTAAGTCGTTGATAATCAACGAGTTGCGTTACTTAGTTTTCGCAAGCACGACAAGCACGCCCACGCACATCAAAATAATTAAAGTGTCCATTGTGTTTTTTTGGTTAAAAAATGTTTTTTTCAATCTTCCTGCAACGAGGAAACAATTCCGCAAATAGCGTTAGCGATAAAAATCAAAGGCACGAAGCCGAACGGGAAAAGAATCCCAATTTCCCAAAACCATTTAAGGGAGAAAATCGCAATAGCAAACTGAGCGAAAATGAAAGGAACAAATAAGAATAGGTTTGTGATTGTCATAAGTGGTTGATAGGTAAGGGTTTACGCCCAGATGATATGGGCATCGTGACCATAAGCGGCATGGTCGGGATTGGTTGCCATTGCTGACTTGTAGCCACGAATGACTTTTCGCAAGTAGCGTTTGGAAACGCTTACATGGGTGGCAATCAGGAAGCCACGATTGAATACTTGAAGGCGAAAATTGCCTTGGCGAGTTTGGTTTGCTATAATGAACTGCATATGTTTTTTGTGTTTTTTGTTTTAGGTTTGAGAATCGTTGGGGGAGCCACTGCCCATTTACGGCTCTTAATTCAGTGCTTTTCTCATTCTCATATATACATAATGACAGAAATCTGAGAAATTGCAAACTAATTCGTTTTCAGCTAACTTTTTGGTGCGTAACTTACTGATAATCAAAGAAATAAAAAAGAAGAAAAAAACATCTGTCTGCGGAGCAAAATCTGCGTTTTTGTGAAGTTCGACTTTTTTTGGTTCGTAAGTGGTTGAGTAACAACCGGTTGTGAAGTTTTTTTTCTTGCAATTTTTATAAGTGCCTGATGGTCAACAACTTAGGCCGCCGGGCGGCCCCGCCCCGTAAGTCGTTGATAGTCAACGAGTTACGAAACGCTTTAGGTACAAAAAAACCCCGCCACGAATTCCGGGTGTGACGAGGTTTTCTGGTGAGAAAATGTTTTTTTGGTTAAAAAATGTTTTTTAGATTAGAATGCCACCAATCACGGCAAAAAGAATAATTGTAATTGGGCACATTTTTATCCTATGTTGCAAAGAGCTTTTTCTCGCTCGGCTTCCACTTCAGCGTTGCCATTGGCAACCAAAAGAGCAACGGCTTCCTCGGCGAGCTTGGCAAACCTTCGCAAATCGCTTGCATAATGGGTAGCGTAAACCTTAGCACAATCTCCGTCTTGCTCGACTTTTTCGTCAGCGAATTTCGCTAGAGAGTTGCATTCCAAGGCAATATCTCTCAGCTTGTCACCGACAGCAAAGTTGTCCCCAAGTTGGGCGTTGAATAAATCTCCTAATGTAGTTTTGTTTTCCATTTTATAATTGTCTCAAATTTTCGGTTAAAAGTCAAGCATCTTCTCGCTCAATTCCCCAGTTGCGTTCCCTTGAACGCCAAGCGTGGTCTTGGTTATCCATTGAGGCAGAGCGAACTGCCCGACTCCATTCCCATTTTATCCGTTCAATATCGGACTGGGCGTTTACGATAATACCTTGAGCAACTCCGCAACCGCCTTCAGCCGCTTCGGTGTTGTCATCGATAATTTTTTCTAGTTGTGTGATTGTCATAATAATAATATACTCCAGTTATGCGTGAAAGTCAAACTCTTTTATGCAAAGAAAGGGTGAATCTTTACTTGCCAAGGCATGAAGGCAACACGCTTTTGCGAGCGATACAAACGGCAAAGGATTTGCTTGCCTAGTCGGTCAGTCCGATAATCTGCATCGACAACTTGGAAAATACGACCTTGGCGGTCTACTACTACATCATTCTTTTTAATCATTTTTTTATCCTTTTTAATCTTACTATACTAATACAATAAACCCAAAACGCCAAAAAGTCAAGCCTCCAGAGCAAGTTTTTTCGTGAAAGTTTTTAATGGGTTTCAGTAGTTGAACTGATAGGTGCAAATGGTTGCAATCTCACCAAGTGGTGCAAAAATGTTTTTTATGTTCAATCGGGGCAACCGGTGCATTGTGGTTTTTGTTGTTGCGTAAGTGCCTGACAGTCAACGACTTAGGCCGGCGGGCCGCCCCGGCCCGCAAGTCGTTGATAGTCAACGAGTTACGAATCTGGTGAGAAAATGTTTTTCTGGTGAGTTTTGGTGCAAAAAAATACACCGCACTCAGGCGGTGTATTTGAGGGGTATTTGATTCTATTTAATTTATCTTGACCATTTCACCCAAATGGTTGACATGGGTTTGTTTGTGTTCTTTTGCTATTTGTGTAGCAAGTCGAACCGCTTTAGCTCTACCCTCCACCTCATCAATAAGTTTGCCAAAAGCAAAAACTTGAATCCAAGAAGGGAAATTAGGGTTTTTCTTTGTTGATATCATTTTTAGTCAAATGTGTAAGATAGAAGTCCTGCGAGTAAAATAAGAAGAATTACAATTCCAATACTCATGAAAATATTCCTCTCATTTGTGGTGAGATTGTGTCCATGTTGACCTCGCTTTCGTCTTGGTCGAAATCAACCTCTTGCTCGTGGTCGAGAGCGTCAAGATGTTGGGCTTCGTCCTCCACATCTTCTTGCGTTGCAGGTAGAAGCTCCTCAATAGACGCACCTTCTTCGGCTCGTTTCTCGGCAAGGACTCTTGCGTGGGCTTCACGAATCATTTGTATTCTGTTAATCATGGGTGGAATTTTAGTCTAAAATTGCGATTCTGTCAAGGGTTAAATAATTGCCTCAGAGTCAAATTGATTTAATTCTTTTTGGAGTAAATAAACTTTTTCCAAGTGTTTGCGATAAGTGTTGTCTGTATACTTTTTGTAATACTCACGCTCGGAATCGGTATACTTTTCCTTGTTGTAATACAATTCAAGAAAGTAATGCAACTGCTGTTGATGGTGATGAAGTTGTTTGATTTTCTTCTCGGTGTTTTCACTATCCTTTTTGTAAGTAACGCTCACGACTTGACCTCATTTTCTTTCTTTTGGTTTTCAATTAACAAAGCGACCGCATCGTTGGCTAGGTTGGCAATTTCCCCTAGCCACCCAACAATGCTTTCAGCGTAAACTTTAGCAAACTCGCCATCTTCATCGACTTGTTTTTGTGCCATGCTAGCAATCGAATTTGCATTCCTGCGAATATCAAGGAGCTTGTCGCCCACTCGAAAGTTGTCGCCCAGTCGGGCATTTATAATTTCTACAATATCAATTTTTTCTTTCATAATATAATTCTCTCAAATTTTGCGTTAAATGTCAACACTTAATTTCAGTCATTAAGCCAATCGATTGGAGTCAATCGGGCAATGTCGAGCCAAACTTTGTGGTTCGTTCCCATGAGGCGAACAAGAGCCAAGCCATCAGGATGAATGGCGTTGCCATCGCGGAGGGCGACAACATTTCCGTGCATACCCCTGACGGAGTAGGCATTGCGTTTCAGTGGAGTGCAGACTATATCATTAACTTTAACCATATATATACAATAAGCTATAAACCCCTTTTTGTCAAATTAAATCGTCAGGCTGTAGCCCGCTTATAGCCTCATTCTTAAAAATAAATCAAAAAAAAATCAATAAAATTAACTTTTCAGATTGGCACGAAACTTGTACAGCAGTTTCGTAAGTACCTGATAGTCAACGACTTAGGCCGCCGGGCCGCCGCCCGCCGTAAGTCGTTGATATACAACAACTTAGGGAACTAAGTTAATCACAGCGACAAGCATAAAAAAAATGCTAAAAATTACAAAAAACTCAATCATGGTACTTGGTTAAATTATAACACTTCTACCCACCAGTAGCCTTCGGACTCGGTGACGATGGTGTCCCACCCATTTTGCCCTTGCTGATAAGCAAAGGTGCGGGCAGCGTGTTCATAAACGAATTTATACATTGCTTTGGATATGTTAAAGGGTGGTGGGCATATCGGGATGCGTGGGTTGATACACATCATAACACTCCATAATTTCTCCAACCGCATTTTGTTGAACATAAACGAGCTGTAACTGCTCGGTGGGAGTGCCTTCGAGAAGCAACGCTTCAACACGCTCAATAGCTTCCTCTAAGCCCTCGCGAGATTTTTCAAAAGACTCGAATGGCCAGCAGTCGAGTAGGATTTCGTAGTTTTCTTTCATGATATAATTCTCTCAAATTTTAGGTTGAATGTCAACCCCTAAGTTTGTCGGCACAATCGTCACAGAAAAGGAAATCTGGTTCAACGGCACAAGGATTAAGTTCCTTAGTAGGGAAAATTTCGTCACAATGGTCGCACTCAGATGCTTCGGCTTCGCGAATGATAATCCATTCGGGCTGAACATCGCCAACGAAATCGTCAGCGTCTTTTTGACTCGGAGCGGTCACGCTAGCGAATTGTGGCTCACCAGTATCCCGATGAATAGCCACGACTTGAAAATGAGAGAGAGGTTCAATTTGATTGTGCATAATAATACATTAAGCTAGTTTTCCCCAAAAGTCAACTCCCAAATACAAGAAAAAATAAAAAAGTTTGGCATGCAATCTGTACAGTAGTTTCGTAAGTTGCTCATAGTCAACGACTTAGGGCGCCGGGCGGCGGCCTTGCGTAAGTCGTTGATACTCAGTGGTTTAAATGGCTAAAAACCATAAGAATATAAACAACTAAAAGTACTTCAAACATGTTATTTGTGTCCCATTTACTTCTCTATTTTCACACCTCATTGCTTGAGTCAAGCCCAAGTCGCTCTTTGATGGAAGTCAAGTCGTTGATTATGTCAAGCAAGATTCCCTCGGCAGACTCAAGAGAGTAAGGAGGCGAACCATACCCAATATTCAATGAAACTACTTGCTCGATTTCCCTAATCAAGAGTTCTTGTTGAGGCTCTCTTTCAAAGTCATCACCATTGGCGTTTTTTTCAAGCCACTCAGTCCAAGTTTCTTGAGCGTCCATGTGACGACCCGCGTTTTCTTCGTTGCGTTGCTGTCTGCGGTGGTCTAGTATCTCGTCCATTGTAACTACAGGTTTTTCTTTATCCATTATACTTTTCCTCGAATTGTTGAATGTCTTTGTCTAGTTGTTGAAAATGAGCCTCGTATGCTTGCCAGTCATCACCGAAGCCCGCCTCGTATACCTTTTGCATATACTCGCAATGTTCTCGCTCGGACTCTGCCCATATCTCTAGGTCTCGCATCTCGGAGGCATAGCGTTCTCGGATGTCATCATACTGAGCACCAAATACATGGTCTGCGTGTTCTTGTGCTTGTGAATAAAACATAATTTTAGAATTTTAAGGATTGAATGCGTGTGTTCTTTTTAAGCCAACGCCTTAATGGGTGAAATGCTTTTGCTGACAAATGTGCTAGATACTGCTGTCCATTAGACGCTTTAATCATGTGTCCATGCTGTGTCTGAGAAACCTCTACAATATCAGGGCATTTCTTCAGTTGTTTTAAGACTTTGCGTGTTCCGCTTTCTGAGTGTTTCATAGTATATAGTTTGACAGATTGTGTTGTGAAGTCAAGGGTTAAATTGTGTACCTCTTTCTCTCTCCCTTTCGGGTTGTAGGCGTGTACTGACGCCTCGTTGTTCAATGCTTTCGCATCTACAAAAAGAGCAGGGCTTTAAGGGATTCGAACCCATTTTCTCCATTCAATAAAAGTAGCTAACTTTCCCAAGGCTTATCTAGAATACTTGGCGAGGAATGACGCTTTAAACCTATCCTAAGCTAAAAGCCCACAATTAAATTTTAAAGAACTGAATACAATTATGACAGGTTGCCAACTAAACGCAAGCCTTTTTTTCACGAATACGCATTTTGTTCGTAAGTCTTTGATAGTCAACGAGTTGCGCCGCCGGGCCACGCCGATTCGCAAGTCGTTGATGCTCAACAGCTTGTAAATCTTGGTGGGTTTATGTTTAAACACACCAAACCCCCCACCTTTCCGAAGGGTGGGAGGTATTTGGCGGATTATATGACAACCCTATTTAGTCCACGATATACAAAAAGACGAACATAAAAATCCAAGGCAATAGTAATAACCAATCTCCCATTATCCCAAAATTCCCTCTATGACTGGGCGAGCGACAAGATTGCGAACGGCATAGCCGCTCTTGCCATACTGCGACCCACGAACGACCGATTTAAAGGTGCGACTCTTGGCATCGTAATAAGCCGATACCGCAGAACCTTCCTTGTTTACATAAGTGAACCAAGTTTTGTCGCCAATAAGCTCAACGCCCTGTGGTTCGTAGTTTTTGATAGTGTCCAAGGCTTTTACCTTGTCCATGAATGAGAATAATGATTGTTTCATAGTTTTTTCTGTTTAGTTTAGTTCTTGTATAAGTTCGTCAAGTCTTTCAATATCTAGTGCAGAGTCGCTCCAAGAGACACCATCGGGTGTTTGATAACCGATTGAGCTATCGCCCGACATTTCTCTCATTGATGTTTTGAATACATAATAGTCTGTCATGCCCTTGGCGAAGTTGTAAATCCCTTCATCGTTTTGAATCCAGAGAGCAACATTCCAAGTTGCGTGATTTTTCCATCCGTTATAAGTTGTATCAGTCATTTTCTTGCAATTGTATATGGTGAGTGGTGAAGTAGTCGGTCAATCTTCTGTTCTAGAATCCTAACCGCTTGAACGCATTTCTCAAGAGTCATGGCAGGTGAAATTGCCTTTCCGTTCTTGAGAACTTGATAGTTGTTTAGTTGAGTGTCCATTTTAATATTCTCCCATTTTTGGGGTGATTAGTCAAGCCCTAAATCCAACCTTTTTTCGCTCTTTTTAAGGTAAAGTTCGTCAATAACATTACTGACCTTAATTAAGCTTCCTTGAAAGTTTGCCATAAGCTCGTTCAACTCATCCTCGGTTTGCCAACCTAGAACATCATCAAAAGCACCAAGAGGAAGCATGGTATTCTTGCGAAACATGGCAACCTCATAAGTACCTGCCGAAGCATCGCCATAAAGTCCATATCCTTCCTTCTTCATCGAGACTACGGAAATCTCTAGGTCATTGCCCAAGTCAAGCTTTGCTTGAATGCCACCATTAACATTGGCGTGGTCGGTGAATACTAAATCACGAAAGGTTAGTGTGCGAGAGAATACGCTCTTAATCTTTGCGATAAACCAGTTGATGAATTTTTTGATTGTCATACCTATATAATGACAGATTGAGCGGAAAACACAAGCTTTTTTTTGCATTTGGGGCATTTTGTTTGTAAACCCTTGACCGGCAACAACTTACAAAACGCGGTGGCCGCCCGACGTAAGTCGTTGACTACCAACGACTTACGAAGGCCAGAACCAGACGACCAGAAGCAACGCCAAAAATGGCAATCCAATAGCTGTTATTAGTTCAATCATTTTATTTGGTTAGTTAATGTTTTATTGGTATTCATCGGTGAAAGCATAGCCCGCCTCATGGAGCAAGTCCACAAACTGCAAGTAATGCTCTATTTTCGAAAAGCGTATTTCCTTGTCTATTTTTAGGCTGGGACAGTAAGCAATATCATAAAAATGCTTGCCGTCTTCAAATCCCTCGCTAACTGAATAAGTTTTTCTTTTCATTTGATTAATAAAGGTAATCGGGTTCGTCTGGAATATGAGAAACATCTTTAAGGTCTTTGTCCATAAAGGTGGAACCCCACGAGGTTTCCCCATCGGAACCGACCAACTCGGGATGAGCCGCAACCGCGTCTTGCTCGGTGGCGTAACTATCGAGAAAGCTAATTTTAGTCATGCCGTAGCACACGCTGCTTTCTGGGTAGCCGTCAGGCTCGTAAAGCTTTACGCTGTAAGGCTCGGAGCCTAATTCCTCGTTATAATGCAATTGCTTGTAACTTGTCATGAGTTTATTCCTTCTTGGACGAATCCAGTTTCATCTTGCTTGGCAAGACCTTTTTCAATTAGCCCGACGACATAGCCGCCTTGCTTGTCTAGAAAACGCAAATCGTTTTCGTCACCATTGATGACTTCAAAACCTTTCCAAGTCTTTGGCAACTGGTCACGGAAGACCACCGCAACATTGCCGCCCATTTCTAAAACCATTTCGCACAACTTGTCGTTATGTTCGGAGCGTGAGAATGTCAAATGGTAATTGCTAGGTTCATGCCCATTGAGAAACTTTGCCATGCGACCAAAGCTCTTGGTGTAGTCATAAAATTGGGTGTCAGGAAACTTTTGCATGAGAGTTTGCCCATCGGCATTTTCTATCTCTTCAAACATTAAGTCGCTTGTGAGGTTTGGACGGAAGACCGCCTTCATGCCTTTTTTAGCCGCTGACTTAATAGTGGAAGCGATTTCCTTTTCGAGCTTGGCAAGAAACGCAAGCGTGTCTTCAAAGAAAAGTTTTGTTTTCTTAATGCGTGAGTCTTGCGTGTTTTGCATACGCCCACGCCCTGCCGTGTTGAGGCAAGCCATCGTGCAACCTTTTGATCTCCAACGGCAAACTTCATGCCCCGACAAATCAGCGGGAGCAAAATGAATGCCTTTTGTGAGGTAACCTAATTCCTCGCCTTTTACGATTTTGGCATTTCCTGCCGTGAGAAGAGTTTGTTTGATTGTCATGCTTATATAATGACAGATTAGGGCGAAAACACAAGCAAAAAATGCATCAATTAGCATTTTAGTTGTAAGTCCTTGATGGTCAACGACTTGCGCGGCGGGGCGGCCGGCCTGCCTAAGTCGTTGATAGCCAACAACTTATGTAACGCCCGAGACCAAAAAAACATAGTTGCATTGAAAAAACATTTTATCACCATGTTTAACCACAAAAAAACCCCCACCCTATTTGGTGGAGGAAAGGTTCTTGTACCTTTTTTGTTTTTATTTAAGGGTTAACGCTCAGCTTGGTCCCAGTCGGCATAGAGGGAAGCAGGGACTTCGCCATCTATTTGACTGACTATTTCGAGTTCGTTGGCAGGTTCAACTGCAACCGCCTCGACTAGCTCAGCTTCTTCCGTTGCATCGAAAGCGGAGAGGTCGAAACCGACTTCCGCATCGAGAACGGAGTGCAAAGCGTCAGAGCGTTGAGGCAATGCAACCAAGTTCCCCTTGTACACCTCGGTGAAGGCATTGTAAAGGGAGTTCATGTTTCTGTCACGAAACGCATCGTGGTCGCTTGACTCCCATTGGTTGACGACATCGACAACCTTGGTCTTGCTGATTGCCCCTGCCTTGTAAGAGCGAATCACAAGGTCATTGACTTGAGCGTTTGTCAAATCGAAATCCTTGTAAGACTCGATGCGATTATCTTGTCCATGCCAAAAGGTGAACAACTTGCCCAAGGTGCGAGCGATGACAGAATCAAGCTCGGCTAAAATGTGGCGAGTGTGCCTTCTTGCAAGTTTCACATTGTTAGTGAAAATGAGGTTGTCGCAAACAAACGGAGCGTCACCTGCACAGAGTCCTGCGGGGAAGCATTTGTCGTGAGCGTTACGCAATCCAATGATTGTTCCTCGCTCGGTGTTTTCCCTTTGAGGGTGCGACACTTCAAACAAGCCAAAATAGCGTTGTCCACCTCTTGCGAGGTTGTGGCACTCATCGACAATATCGAAACCGCCTTGCTCAAGATGGTTACGAGTCTTGTCAATCAAGAGGTCGTGACTGATGGGTTGATAAGAAACCGAAAGACTGCCGTCCTTGTTTCTTTCCTTGCGGTACTCCACTTGTGGAGTGTTGACAGCCTTAACTTCGTCAAGGTCAACGATGGTGGATTGATTTCCGCAGATGCGGAGGTTTACTTTCTTTTGATTTTCCATGATATGATTATCTCAATTTTTGTGTGTTTTGTCAAGGATTAATTGCGATTAAAATCGCCTTCGTTTATAAAGTTGCCTTGGAAGCCTTCTTCGAGCTTTTCAAGTTGAGTTGCCTTTTCTGCCATAATCTTAAAGGTCAATCCAATGAGGGCGAGAACTGCGTCTTGCTCTTGGGTTAGCTTGCCTTGCATTGGCTCGATAAGTATATCGTGAATTTCGCCCATTGCCATAGTCATGACTTCATTAGAAGAAGGGTTCTTGTCAGAGGAGGAGAAGTTTTCGTCAATATTCATTTTAGTATTGTTCCTTGTGCTTGAGTTTGCGTGGGAGAGTTTTGTTTTTCATTTTGAAGGGGCGAGACTTCGTGAAAAGAATCGGCTTTCTAACTTTTAGTTCCCTTACTTTCATAAATACAAGTATGACAGATTGAGTGAAAACCGCAAGCAAAAAAAAATCTTTTTTTGCAGTTTAGTTGTCAGCTTATGATACACATAAGCGGAGCTAATGTCGGTTTCATAACCCTTTGATAACCAACGACTTAGGGCGCCGGGCCACGAAGTTTTGCAAGTCGTTGATACTCAACACCTTAGGTAAGCGAACAATAAATAAAAAACCCCACCCGCCCTACAGACGGATGGGGCTCCAGGAACCACCTAACCAAGGTTTTATTTAATCCTTATTTGACTAGTTTTCTTTTCTAACTGATAAAGTTTTCGGAGTAAATTATCGTGCTCCTTTTTTCTACCCCACCAACCTTTAAATTTATGCTCAGACTCTTCCTCGTAAGCAAGCAAGTGAGCTAACTCTCTAATTTTTCCCTTGAGGTTATCGTACGCCATGTTACGCCCTATTGAGTGAGATAATTCTGTCATAACGAAAGGAGCGAAAATCCCCACGATTATGACAGAAAGCACGAAACCCTGCGGTACGAATACCTTCCTTTTGATTACCAAACTCGCGAGAGTGCTCGGGCTTACTTATGGTGTACATTTCTGTGCGACCATCTTGCGTTTGATATACGACGCTGTAAAGGCGACTGTCGAGTAGGTTCTTAATCTTCTTTAGTATCTTCTTCATTGTAATATACTTCCAATGCCTGTTTTAGTGTTTCGTTAGCTTCTTCGAGAGTTTCAAAAGAAAGGCAGATAAGCTCTTTCTCAAGGTTATAAGGATTTCCGTATTCCTTTTCCTCAAAGTAGAGGTCATATGTCTCCGTGTCCGAATCGTATTCGGGACGATTAAGTGGCGGTAACTGACAATTTTCTTCTATGTAATCAAGCATTGCGTTTTGCCTCCTGTGCTTTTCGTACTTTTTGCGTGACCATCACACCTTTGTTCGTTAATGATTCCACCAAGGGCTTGTTGCCAGTATGGGAATACTTCTTCCCAAACTTGGAGGCGTTACGATGTTCTATGTTTCGTTTTCCCATTGTGATATAATTATCTCAAATTTAAGCGTCCAAGTCAACCATAAAAAATGTGGCTAACTCTTTTATCATAGCATCTTGACCAAAGAAGTTGTAAGCATAGCTGACCACCTCTTGCCTGTCCCAGGATGGCATCTCTTTGACTTCATCGTAGATTTCAAAGATGCTAGCATTCCAGTTCCAGCTCTCAACCTTTTGTTTAACTTCGTCTGGTGTCATTCCGATTCTTGTGTTTATCAACATTTTAGTTCCCTTCTTTTTGTTGTGCGATTATATCACAGAGTTTCCCTAATGTAAAGGTTATATCTGCAAGGTTGGTGTTTATGCAATCAAGTAGGCGAGTGTTGTCGCTTTCTTGGAGTTCTCTCTTTACTCCATAAAGTTCATCGCTCAACCCATCGATGGCTAGGCGAATCAAGCGTACTTCTTCAACCCCTCGATTTGCTTGGGCGGTCTTGGCGGCAATTTTCTCAGATAGTGTTGTCATTCTTTTTCTTTTATAATTACTTTATCAGAAAGTTCTTCAAATTCTTTATCGTCACTCACCTTGAGCATGAGTTCTCTCAAGGACGACCACAAAGGAGCCCAAGGGTCAGAAAAGTCCAACTCTCCACCCATTTCCGAATAACGGATGTACTCTTGCACTTCTTGAATAGCACACAACACTTTGTCGTGGTAATTGTTCTTTGGGTCAGGACTTGGCATCGAGCTTAATGGTAAAGTTTTTGTCTGTAATTATAATCTCTCCACCACCACAATTCTTGAGGCGTTGTTGGAGAGCTTCGATGAGTTCAGTTACTTCTCGCATTTCTGTTTTCTTTCTTCGTTTACTTCATCAACCCACTTGCCAAGGCTAATGAGTTCTTCCCTCATCGATTGCTTGGACTCGGCAGATGCCTTTGGATTTTCAAGTACGGCAAGCATGACTCGCATCATTCCTTCCCACTTCGGAGTTATATCTATGAATTTTTGATTTTCCATGCCTTAATTATGACAGATTGTGCGTTTATGTCAAGGGTTTTCTTATATAATATTCTTGTGAGAATCGAGAAAGTGGTCACCTTGCCACTCCATGCCGAAAGTTTCCTCTAAAAAATCTTCAATTACGATGCAGTCATCGTCAATCTTCTGAGACTTGGCGAAATCTCCCATACCACCACGGAGCGATAACTCAATGCTTTGGTCACGCAATTCTTCGTGATGTTTTACGAGGATGTCGATTATATCTTTTCTTTCCCATGTTCTCATAAATATAAGTCTGACAGATTCGGGGCAAAAGTCAAGAGTTTTTTTGTGAACTAAAGGTAATAAATTCTCTCACCTACATCTCCCCTTCTCTCTTCTCTATATATATAAAGGCGGCATGTTCTTGTTTTTCCGGATTTAATTTCATAAATTGCAAACTTTTTTAAATCGCTGACTGTCAACGAGTTATGAAACGGGGTGGCAAAATTCCGTAAGTCGTTGATATACAACAAGTTATGAATCTTCAATAACCATTAATGTTTAAAGCAACCAGTTGCGTACTATAGGGGCATAAAAAAACACCCCCCGAAGGAGGTGTAAAAAATATTTTATATATTTATTTTATTTGTTAAATTCTTATTTCTTATTTGTCAAGCTTATATTTCATTATTATATATTATGCTTGAAGCATTAACATTATTCCAAATATAGTTGTCATGATTATTATTAATAGCGGGTCTACCATATATTATTATATTTTACAGTTGATTATTCATTAAGCCGCAAGCACTTGCTTTTGGTTGAGTTTTGCGAATTGTGAACAGTATACAGGTTCTTCTGTCGTCTTGTCAACAAAAGAATCATACTTGTAAGGATTATATGTTACTGAGTTCCAGTCCTTGGCAAGGGGACGCTCTATAGCGGAAACGCCATGTTCGTCAATGTACCCCTTGACACCTGCGTGGACATTCTTACGCTTCTCTTCAAGCACCTTGGCTCTGCCCTTGGCATTGACATGGAACGCGCAATCCCACATCTCTAGGTCGTGTGTATGAGCCTTGACTAGACCGTCTTGCTTGACTGACCAACAGTCTTTGTGCAAATTCTTATAAACAAAAACTTTGCGTGAAGTATCTATATGATATCTTTTATCTTCTTGTTTTAATAGCTCCATTACTTTACCCCCAATACTTCTTTTAATTTTTGGAAGCTCGCAGATTGTATAAAAACTTCTCTGCAATAATCTCCGTGCAATCTCTCAACTGCCTCGATGCGATGAGCAACTCGGGATGCAGGACAGGCTTCTCTTGGAAGGTAACCCCATTTAATAATCAATGGAGTATCGGGAAAGTAACAAGCAAGCTCTTGGCATTGCTCGGCATCCACATTACCCCATTGGGCGACAATCTCTTTTAGTAGTTTCATGCTTACAATAATGACAGAATATACACCAAAGTCAACAAAAAAATGACCCCCACCCTGCGAAAGGTAACAGGATGAGGGTCGGAGGGAGGAAAGCTCTACGACAGAGGTGGAAAAGTCCAACAAGTTTATTTGATTAATATTTAGTTGTAACTCTGTCGTAGATAAATTAGGTGTGGGGAGGGATTTCTGATAGACCCTCAACTTTCGGTGCAAACTACAGGTCAGTAGTTCCTACTCGCACTCCGCTCTCTCTGCTTATCCATTTGGACATCACTCAAGAAACAGATACCTTATCCCGCTTGCAGAAGGATTATTCGAGTCACCCACAGAGGCTCTCCGTCGAGAACCTCAAAATTTTCGCCCACCATTTTTACATTCCCTTTTCCTGCCGTCATCGGGACGAGGTTGGTTAACGCTCCCTTAGAGGAATCGAACCCCTAAGTTATTAGAGTGGTGTTGGGCGATTAAAATGTAAAGAACATGGGGTTTTTTTACGAGAACCCTAACTCAAATTGTTATTGTGTATATATATTACTATAAAATATATTATTTGTCAACCTTTTTTTCATTTATTTTATATTTTCTTATTGCATCACTATAATTATCGCTTTGATGCCTCATTTTATTTTTAATTCTTTTTGCTAGATTTAAATCATTATGTTTAATAGCTTTATTTAAATCTTTATTATTCTTATTTGCCCATTTTTTAAATGCAACTTCAATAGCTTCGGGCATATGTATTTCGGGTACTCTATCTGTTCTATTCCATATATAAGTCATTATTTAGACCCTCCGTTTATTTCATCCAACATATTTTGCTTTCTTTGTCGAACTCTTGCCATTTTCTTTTCTGCATCTATCATTCGTTGGATGTGAGTTAAATCTTCTATTTCTGTTTCTAGATATTCGTCTAATAACTTAGCAATTTTTTCTGCTAATTCATTTTCCATCGAGATATTCATTATTTAAGCCTTTTTCTTTTGTATTTTAGGAAGAACTCTAAAATCCCATGATGGTCTATCTTCCTCAATAGTTCCATATCCCCTCCATTTACTAGGAGAATGGTACTGACCCTTCTTCATATTTTTAACTATTTGTGATGCTCTTGCGTGATTTAATATACTCATAATGTTATTTCTTAATTGTTAAGTCTATATCTTGACAGGCATCGGGCGAGTTGTCAACACTTATTTTGGAAAAACAACAAGGACAGGCAGGGGCATGGGGAACTACTGCATAAGAAGGGGCAGTCCCAAGGTAGTCCCACTCTTTGTTTGTAGTAGTGCAACCACTCAATAGAATGAGTAAAGTGCTTATTTGTAAAAATTTCATTTGTAACCTAGTATTTATTAAAATTTATTATTATTTATTATTAATTATTTTCGGGCTTATCTTGTTCTGCCAAAGACTTTTCTATTTTATTTAATCTTATTTCTTCTGCAATTAGCTTGTCTTGAGAAAGGTCATTAATATAATATTGATTAGTAAATAAATTTTTTACATTCTTCCCATCATTCGTTAGCTTATTTAAATCTCCCACAAGTTGGGTATAAATCTCATTAGCTTTATTTAACACCATTTCTTTTGTAACCTTCTCGCCAGTCTTGGCATCCTCTAAATTAAAGTTCGGGTCTTGATAGTCCTTTTCAACCATTGCCAATTCTTTATTATGGCGACTTATTTCATCTAATTTTTGATTTATTTCGCTTGCTAAGTTCATATATAGTATTGATTATTTAGGAACAATTAGAACAGATTTTCAACAAAAGTCAAGCATTATTTTCAAAAACATTATTGTATATGATTATTTATTTAATTATTTAAGATTATTTAATTCAATTTTTTATCAAATTCGGGGCGCATTGCGGAATCCATATGTTATTATTTGCAATATTTTTTATTATTTTATTAAATTATTTATTAATTTTTATTATTTGGCGATATTTCTTTATTTCGGGCGACTTCTCTCGAAAAAAATCCCCACTTATTTCTTGTATATTTATATTTTTTTGGTTTGTAATTAGTTTTTGCTTGTGTCTCGCTATTACCTTTAAAAAAGTTTATTATTATTTTAAATAATTTCATTTCATTCTTATTTGTATATATTTAAGTCGCTCTACCCTAGAATTTAAATTAATTATTTAATCTTTTTTATTATTTCATGTGTGAATCGGCATATTCTGTTATATACTATTTATTATGTATTCTATATATGCTAACATCTAATGATTAATAATGTATTGTAATTTGAAAAGCGTTATTTAGGTTGTTTGAAATTATAAGCCTCGTAAGCGTGTTTAAACTCGTTAGCGGTATCTGATATGGTTCGGGTTGCTTAATCGTTCTAAAGGGTCTGTATGCGTCTTTAAATTATGGTTCGGCTCTCTAGTGTTAAAATCAATTATGCACATTATGGATGGGCTGTCAACTTCTTTCTTGAAAAAATATTTGCTCACGCTTTTATGTGGTTACGGAGCAGGGGATGAAACTAACCAGTATGACAAAACCAATACCGCCACAATCCCTATTTGAAAATTATTCGTTTCCCTTATCCTTTGCTAAGATAATATTAGAGTTTTCTATTTTATACAAAAAACTTTTAATTGCTCTTATTGAAACATCTGAAATATCTATTTCTTGTTCAGTATAATCGGGAGTAGTTAATTGCTCTATTCTTGCTTCGGCTAAATCTAAAACATTATTTAAACAAGTTACTAATTCGGAATTTTCCTCTGCTCTCATTAGGGGAAGGTTAGCCTCATCTGCTATATTTAATCCTTCATAATCTCCCATAGCATCATAAGGAAGTCTGCTACGATAGTCTATTGTTCGTTGCTTATTTAAAGCTCTATGTTCTGATTCAAAAGAAATTATTGTTGAATACGGAATGAACACTCCATCCTCATCGTAATAAGGTTTCCTGCTAATATAATGTTTTCCTTCACTCCCCTCATTCCCCTTCTCCCCTTTTGGAACTGAATGACCAAGAAATTCGTTGTAATCATATTCCATTTTTAACTTTCTTTTTCTTTTTGATTGTATAAGTTTTATTTGACGAAAACTTATTCCATTCTTTATTCGTTCCAGTAAAGATATTTATTTCTTTAGTCTCTGTATTTAAAAACCAAATTCTAAATTGTAAATTATCTTTCATCAACAGACTAAATGTTTTATTTAGTTTTATTCTCCTACAAGTTTTAAATAATTATTATTTATGCTAGAATCAGAAGATGAATTTTTCTTCTTCTGTAATATCTGCATACTTCATAAATTCTTTTAACTATTCCAAATTGGAGGCAATGAATTAGGATTCTTGGGCAAGTGAACATCATTAGGAAGAACCTTTTTCTCACTTAAAACCTTCTCATCGTTATTCTCCAAAACGAATCCAAAATCTTCTAAAATACGAGCGACATCCTTGCAACGCAAATCATTATCACGACAAATCTTGAGAGAACGAACATTCTTGAGCGGAGGATTTTCCCCCTGCTCATGCTTATTCTCCACATAATTGCGTATGATTAGATTAGTTGTTGTTTCGTCAGTCCAACCTTCAGTCACATCCTCGCAATCAAAATCGCAATCTTCATCGTCACAACAATCATCATAATCTTCATCATAATCTTCATCATCCGAATTAGAATTATAGATTGGCTTATTGTACTCGTACACAGCCTTATCCAACTCTTTTTTGCAGTCAGTTATATCTGCTACAACCTTATACTTCGATACTCGCAACTTTTGGAAAGAGCAATCCGTAGGAACGGAAACAGCATCTTGAGGGTCAAACTCAACCAAGAGCAACTTGCCATCACAACCACTCCAACTAGAGGCATAATCGAATGAACCGATATGCAATCCATGAGAGCAATGGTTGTCCTTGTTGTCATCCACGCACCTGCGTTGAACTTCAATAGTCTCCCCTACTCCATTGAAAATTTGATGATTTTCGTTGGTAGTTCCTTGGAGAACTATTGTGTCGGCATTGCCAGTAGTGGAATAAAAATCCTCTTGAACTCCCTTGTACCCCAAGATTTTACCATCGGGAGTAATCGGGAGAGAACGATACCCTAGAAAGGTATAAAGTTCTTCGATTGAATTAGAAGAAGGGTTCTCCATCAATCTTTTAATATAATTAACGAGAGGGTCAGAATCCTTCAATCCACCTCGCAACATCTCTAGCAACTTGTCTACAACGACTCCTGCAAGACGAAACCCCTTGTAATAAACGACTTCATCCTTGATTTCTACATCACCATCGACAAAATCCTCGATAGCTTGCTTGAGGTCAAGGTATTGCCCGACATCCTCATAGCGAGCATCAAACAACGCTTTACGCAATGGTTCATAATTAGCGTTATCCTTGCGAATGGTGTAAGGCTTGCCTTCCCAAAATACGCAAATTGAATCTTCGCTTAGTGTGTATGGAACTTTCTTATTCATAATTTTTTTCTCTGTTTCAGTTTTTAATTTTCAATATTATATATAATACTATTTTTAGTCTATATTGTCAAGGATTAATTTTGTTTTTCTTAAAGTATTTTTCTTAATCTTGTACTCCATTATGCACATCCCATTGAGCCTGTCAAGAGAAAAGATGAGGGAAGGGGAAATTAATCCCCAACCCCCACTTCACACACAAGGTCACACATTAAAATGTAATCGGTCATATTTTTGCCAAAATTATTCTCCTTCATATTTTGCCAAGAATAGACTTCGTTGTTGATATTTGTAAGTAATGGGTATTTCTCAACAATTTCTTTGCATTTAGCCTCAAACTCGTTAGGGTCATAAGTGCAAGGAATATTTTCTTTAACCCATTCCTCATCCTCTTTCTTGAGGAAATTAACTAGATTAAAAATCGTATCTAATTGCGAGTCATCATTCCTCATCAAAGTCAAGTCATCGAGAATTTGAATGAACAAATGATTGCCGTCAGTTATTTCCTTGCGAACAATTTTACGAAATTTGCTGTTCTCTACTAATTGCTGAATAGACCTATAAGAATCCATCGAGTAACTTTCTTCCCTAAAAGCCATTGCTTTTTCGGATTCCAATACCTTGTCAAGATTATTTATAAGATATGATTTCGCAAAATCTTTTTTGTAATCTTCCCAAGAAATCCAACGACCCTTGGTGAGTTTCTTACAATCTTTCCTGCGAATACCATAGACAACTGGCAAATCCTCATCTTCAGCGCCATTCGCCTTCATTACATTGCTTACGCCTTTTACATCACGCAAGAATGCTTCCAAGGTGAGAACTTCCTCTTGCCCTGTTCCCTTTTCATTTACAAGTTTATAGTTTGCAATAGGCACATAGATAGAAGTATTGTCCGTTTCTTCTAACTCATCAATATTTTCTGTGCAATTAAGCCAGTAGAGAGCATTACGACTCTTATAACGATGCTTGCCTCCTGTGTCAAGCTCAAAGAGAGGAACATCAGCACGACTTTCTCCGCTTACTGCCTTGCCCCTCGATTGCAACTTGGCTTTTTCTACATCAGCAAAACGACCAACTCTCTCCTTGTTTATGTTGTTGAACCCCATATCTTCGTAGACATGAGTCTCCCCTGCTTCGCAATTCCAATAAACAGAGACTACCTTCTCCAAGTTCTCGTCCTCGTTAAAGAGAGTCCTTGCTCGCAGATTGTTGCCATGATAAGTTTTATTATCTTGAATATAAAGTGCAGTATTCTTTTGTGGATAGATATTTGTACTCTTGCATGAGCGCACCTTATAACCATCAGTAGCATCATAATCGTTTTGCTTGGTATATTCGGTTATAATAACTTCATCTTGATATTTGTAGTTTCTTTCTATGCGTGGACTATCAATCTTGATGCCATTCCACTCGAAAGAATTACTAAAAATATTTTGCAATCCATGTGGCAACGCATTGACAACTTGAGCATACTTCATTTTAGCATCCCATAAATCTTCCGCATCACCAAGTTTTTCCTTTGCAATAGCCTCGACATCTTCACGCACCTTTTGTAAAGTGTGTAAAATTTCGAGTTGAGTAGTTTTATTATACTCTAAAGATTCCCTGCTGTGATGCAACTTGAGTTGACCAATATCGAAACGAATGTAAAGATTATCTTGTGAAGCTAAGTCTCGTAAATCCCTAGTATTTCGTTCGGATTCTGCGTCACCATCCACCACAAGTGCATCAAAATTGATTGAACTTGGGTCAAGAGGGTAATGTACTCTCCCCATAATTGCATGAGAATTATGATGATTTCTAGCCCAATAGTCTTGAGTATCTTCAAGGATTCTCCAAGAACCATCCTTACCCTCCATGACAACTTCAAAGTCATCAAAAAACTTTTCATCCTCTCCCACACCAATAAATTTGGGCATATCGTTATCAGAAAAGAATCGAAAGAAATTTTTGCAAATTTCTCTAAAGGTATCTACATCACCATCTGCGATTGCAACCTCTACTGATAAACCTGTTGGCTCATCAGAGGATTCTTCATGCAATTTAACGATTTTAGTGTCATCATCTTCATTAACAAAGATATTGTATGAAATCTTCTTGCCCCCATAATAAGAAACTACTGAAAAGTTGTTTCCATAAGATAGTGGAGCAAACTTGCCAATACCAAATGCTCCAATATAATTGTTGCTCTCCCTTTTGGTTGACTTTCCGTACTTGGAGTAAAGCCCAAATATATCATCTTCGCTCAAACCTCCCCCAAAATCCCTTACAACAAAGTGAGGGTTAAGTTTGGAGGGAATAGTGACCTCTACCTTGCGTGAGGCACTTGCTTCAATGTTTGCGTCAAGGGCATTGGCGCTAATCTCACGCACTACGGCAAGCGCAGGGTTAGAGTAATTGTTACGCAAGAGGGATGCGACATAACGCATATCCTCTGCATCAATCGTGCAAGTTACATTGTCAAAGTCATGCGATTGCACGACTCTCTTGTTTTTTTCTTGTGTGATAATCATTTTCTTGTGTGTTTGTGTGCGTTATAATTTAAAGTATGATTGAAGTATGGCAGATGCCGTATGTCCTGTCAACAACTTTTTTCATTTTTTTTAAAGCTAAGTCCTAAACACTTGTAAGTCAACCATTAGTCAACTAATAAATTTCTGTCTCCAAAGAGCAAAAACTTGGTTTGCATGAGGCAATTAATCTCATGGATATATCGTTCTTCGTTCTCTTGAGTGTCGATTGCATAATTTTCAATCTCCTCAATTTTTTTGTTAATTAACTCAAGTAGTTTTTCCATCTGATAATCCTTTTTGCTTATTTAAGTCTATTAAGTTGTACATATTTTCTTCAAACTCATCTCTCATAATCTCCAAATCGTAGATTCGCTTGCCGTCCTTGTCAAGAACATAATAAGCATTCACATAAATTGCTTCATCGTCTGCCAAGGAACTAAGAATCAATTCGTTTTCTTCTTCAATAGCTTTATTTACTCTATCACTCATGTTTTTTTCTATTAAGTTCTCCCCATTTCTCAACATTAATCCTAGCAAAAGGGCTAGTGTCTAAAAATTCAGCTAAATTACTCAAAGAATCTCTTGCAACTGCCTTTTCGTATCGGTAAAGGTGGCTTCGTTCTTCCAACGCATCCATATAAACATCAAAAATTTCTTTGAAAGTTGTTGCGTCTTGCAACTCAAGGTTTCTAACTGCTATATCTGACATGATTTTATTTATTTGTGGCAATTCTTAATAAACTCACCAAATTCTTCGTTATTTAAGTGGGAAGTGTCAACAGGTTGTTTTCTATTAACCGCAATCATAAACCCTTTATCTGTCCTGCTATCGTGACCAAACAATGCTCCACCTCCATTACCTTCATAGTCGCAACTAGCAAAGATTTGGCATCCATTGTCTAGCTCAAGAACATAGACAGGATTATTTTTGTCATTAACCCAAAGCTCACGATTATATTCAGCGTCAGTCATTGGGCGTACTTTAGTTATTTTACTTCCTTCAATCATAGTATTCTTCCTTCTTTTTTTTCCTTAAAAGTTCTCTTATTGTGATGAATGTAGACTTTGTTGCCATGCTTGTCAAGTTTATTATTGCACACGGCATAGCCTAGTTGCTTGAAGGACATAAGGTCATCTTCAGTAAATTTAGTTTTCCTTTTATTCTTCTTGGGTTTTCCGCAAAGTTCTCCAAAGGTATTCTTGTGAGGATGAGAGCTTATTTCATAAAGATTTTCCAAGTCCTTATTTATCCCTGCATACTCTACAAGGATTTCATCGTTCATGTGTGATGTAAATGGTAGTTTTAACATTATTCAAAATCCTGTATAATAAATTGCATCCCAATCTTCTCTCCAATCAACATTAGTTTATCGCTTATTTGATTAAGTTCTTTTTCTTCTTGGTCGGTAACTCTTATTTCTCGTTGCGCCTTTAGTCCGTACTCCATATCTTCTTTGATAGAAGTAGCGTGACCATGAATCTCATTAATTAGGTTTTTTAGTTCTTTTTGGTTCATCTTACAATTTGCCCTACGCTTACTTAAAGGGGAGTTGTTTTTGTTTTTCCGCTTTTATTTTTAAAAAATGTGATTTTATTTGATATTTCCACTCCACCAATCGGGCTTTTCTATAACATCTCCACCTTCAACCTTAACCAACTTCCTTGGGACATCAAACAAAGCGTATTGCTTGTTATGGTCTTTAGCGACTTCATCTGTAAAGTAATATCTTCTTTGAGATTCCTCAAGAGCTTTTCTAGCCTCTATATCATCTTCAGAGAAAGTCCAAACTAATTCATATTCATGCAATTTCTTCTTCATGTTATTATAAGAGATGAGTTGTTATTATTTTTTCGGTTTTATTTTTCACTTTTGTTAAAATCCCTGCCCTCAACTTTAACCAAACGCTTTTTTACATTATTTAAAATGTATTGTTGGTTATGGTCATGCGCCTCTTTTTCAGTAAAACGAAATATTTTATATCTTCTCGGCATTACATCAGCAAAATCGTGACCAAAGGAAATTAGCTCATATTCATGTGTTTCTTCTGTCATGTTGATACAAGCATGGCAGATTAATTCCCAAGTGTCAAGGTTTTTTCTCGAAAATATTCATGGCAAAGATTAAGCTCACCTCTTTTTAATGGCAACACCCTGTCAATAAGAAACCTACGAACCGCTTCAGAAATCTCGGCAATCTCAAGCAACTCAACAAAATCCATTGGATTGCTGTCTCCTTGTCCACCATAGGCAATCTTATAGCCTTCGTCATCGGGCAACGATTTGGGGTTAATTTTTACCCTTTGCCAGTTGGAGTTTGCTCCATTACCTACACCACTATTCTTCCACTCATATTTGTCGTGATAGGATTGAACATAAACTAAAGCATCCCTTCCACCCCAATGTCCACCTAGACTATCTTTCCTCTCTCTCAAGTCCACGAACTCAAGGTTAGCGCCAACGAAATCCTTCTTCACATCCACAAGTTGAACATGAACAGCAACATGGCAGTTGTTTGAGTAGACCGAATGCCCCCAATTATTCTTCGTAAGGGTTGCCCCCGATTTTACTGCCATTTGGTCGTCCCTATCCCTCTTTGTGGAATAAGATAAGATGTTTTCCTTTGGCATTAACTTCTTGGTAATATGATTACTCTTGAAGATAATGTTTTCGGGTGAAAAATTGTGCCAATGCACTCTTTGTGTTTCAAAATAATTATTCATATTTATTTTTTTAGTTTTTTATATATTTATTTCTTGCAAATTCCTACGCCATGATAAGTTGAGGCTACAATATACTCTACGCCATCAACGACAATAACCTCCGCATGAAAACTTGAGCCTTTAAAGGCAATATGCCTAGCTTTTTGCTCTATTTCTCTATCTGTTGGTATTTCGGGTGCAGTTATCCATGCACAGGTAAATGCTAATATAGCACCCCCAAACAATACCGAAATCACGGCTACTAATGGGTTTTCCATTTATTTCTCCTTTTTTATTTTATTCCAGTTATGTTTAAGTAGATTCATCATTCTTTCAGCAAAATCATCTTGAGATTTTAATTCCTCTATATAATCATCAAAGAAAGCTAGTGCAACTACATAGTCATCGCTCTCTGCGCAATGCCCATCATTGTCAAGCTGATTCATGTGCATGGAGCAACCTTGTCGCACCATCTCAAATACTTCTAATTTATCCATTATTTATCTCCGTATTTTTTCTTATCACATTCCAAAACCTCATGGTTTCGCATATTGACTTTATTTAATTGATATACATGACCAACATTAATATTTGCGGTAGTTAGTTTATCTATAATATCTCCTTTGACATAAGGGCAACCTTCTGCGCCAATGACAATATCCGTAATGAGGTCATTGAGGTCTTTCTCGATGTCCATAATTCTTTCAAATATTTTATTACTCATTTTCTAACCCATCTACAAAATTTACAATCTCCATTGACTCATTACGAACACTATTTAATATATGTTCCTTCAACTTGTCAAGACTTTTTGTAACAAAATTTTTGTAGCACCAGTAATAATGCCCATTCTTACGCCCATAAGGGTTCTTGCGATACCCTGCGAGCTTATATTTGCCGTTGGGCAACATAAGAATCAAGGTTCTCCACCTCTCAAGCAACTTGCTATCGTGCTTTATTAAATTCCACCCAACAGGATAATCTTTAAACTGCATCAGTCATTGCCTCCAATGTTTTAGCGACTTTTTCTTTATACAATTTAAATGCTTCAGCTTTTGCGCTATCCGCATCCTTAAATCTTGTTGCACACTTGTCGAAAGTCCAAACGAGGGGAGTATTATGCTCCATGTCATAGGGCATAGGACTCCCATAGAACTTGCCGTTACAATTATCTGTCCAAGGCTCGACAACAAGAGTTTCAAGGGGAGTGGGCATTACATAGTAAGTAAACCCATGCCTGTCCTTCTTCTTTTGCCAACTTAATTTCTTCATTGTCCTCCCACAATGACAGACCCTTATGAACTTGTCAAGGGTTTTTTTTAACTTCCTGCGTTCCCCTTGTCAAACTCCCACAAAAACCAATAAAATTCATCCATGTTACCAATCTTTTTTACTCTCTGCAAAATCAACCAACCACTTTAAGAAGTTTCTCAATTCATAAATGAACCTATCTTGGTTTTCTTGTTTTAACCAAAAAAATCCCTGCTCTATAAGCTCAGTCAT